TCATCTTCAAAATCTATTCCTCTGGAAAAGTTTCGGGATGTAGACCACCTGGCAAGAATTCTACCAGCCTTCTCTGAACCTCGTTCTCTGTGGAGAATTAGATTCCGGTGGGGCAGCGGTAGCATTTTTGCCACCAGATCAGCTTTCGGTCCTGTCAGCCCGAGCCCTCCCCATTCCCTTGGAATGAAGAGCTCAGGTTTGTACTCAATAAACCTGCCCATGTTTCGAAGAAACATGAGGGTCATAGAGTTACAAAGGTCCTTATAGGGGGACCATGACATTTCCTTTGACAATTGAGATGCCTTTCCAAAGGAAGGGTTTATCTCGTCATCCCCATGGGATGATTTTGTCTCCGGTGAAAGTAATCTGGGTTTTGGGACAGAGATCTCCATGCTTTCCCTGACATCTAGGAGTTGTTGGCAGTAGAGTGTGGAGTATTGGAACACTCCCCACTTTTCCATCGAAGGAACCATAGTGGTTATCTTCGAGGCTACTGCATATCGCTCCAAAATCTCAAGGTTGTCATCGGCGTCAATTTGATCATCACCTGCTGTTGCAAAGAGGGGTCCAGGACTTGATTCTCGAGCGTAGCAATTTGCTACTAGTGCGAGAAAGGTTAAAATAACCTTTGTCCCTGGTTCCCCCATAAGGCACCCCGAGTTGGTGGTTGTTACAACCCCATTCTCGGTTATCTCCCTTGGAGATAATAGTAGTCTTATGTAATTCTTTGCATATGAGTTTCTGTCACACCGAAGGGCTGTCAGTAGACAGTCCATCGAGGTGATACCGGCCTCATGTTCTATATTATCGGTAGCTGACTCAAAGTCACCTACCATGACATAGCGTGGAAGAGGCTTTCCCTTGGAAAGCTTCAACCACTCATGAAGTTGGTAGCCAGACCCCAATCCCGCCCTAAGGGCAGGATGGGACTCCAAGAGCTCTCGCATTGCGTGGGCAAATGGTTGGCCATAAACTACAAACGCAGCTTTAGATTTGGTGGCAATTCGTACTTTGCACCCGGGCTCTCCAAGAGCAGTCCGAGTGACAGGCATGGGCTTCCCAGTGGGAGATCCATCCCTGTTTAAGTACCCTTCTGTACACAAAGTGAAGAAGGACCATGAAAAGAGTTGGAATCCAACTCTTTCTTGCTCGCCATCGGCGAAGTCTTCAGTGAAGAGTCCTGTGATGGTCTTTAGTCCTCCTGGGAGGTCCCGAGCTTCGGGATACCCAGGGGGTTTGACGGTTTTCCATCTTGGAACACCGCTGATTTCAACGATAAGTTCACCACTAGGCAGAACAAGGTTGCTGGGCTCCAATGGAGCTTCCAGAAGCCAAGCTTTGAGGCAGGAAAGGACCCATGTCCTCTTCCCCCCCATTGACCTAGTGGCCTCATAACACGACGAATTCGAAACAGATACATGTCCAGACTTGGTTTTAAACCATCTATCTGGTACACATCGGAGAATCTCCGATGCTGCTATCTCTGAGTAGTTGATTAGAGTTTCTCGGGACTCCTTGGTAAGGCTATTACCTTTGGTAAGAGCCACCAGGTGTTTCTCGAGAGCCTCCCTTTTGGTGACAAAGTCGCCGGCTGGAAGGCCTCTTTTATCAGAAAGGATCCTGCAAAATGCACGCTCCTTCTGACTCAAATTCTCAGGTTTCAAGTCCATCCAAGTTCCTTTTGGAAGAGCTGGAAACCAGCTCTCCCATTGGGGCATCGGGGTTACGGCACCTCCAAAGTGGAGTTGTAAGAAAAGGGAGAATCTCCCCCACTTCTTGCTAACCGTGTGCACGCTATTCGTTGAGGTGACCTCATGAATAGCAATAATCCACCATTGAACTTTAAAATGAGATATAGATGCCGTTTCCTCAGGAAACCCAAGGGCAAGCAC